ATTAGCAGATAAAGAAGTGGAAGAATTATTTATGCGTATTTTAGGGTCAGATGAAGAACTTATTTCCATTAATTGACTAGGACTACCTGTGCCAATACCAACACGACCAGAGCTATCTATCCTCATTTTTTCACTGTTATTAGTTAAAAACATTAAAGGATGATTTGTTGCTCCTTGTATAGCTGGCCCAGTGCTATTGTAATTTGATCTTAGATAAAGTTGTGTAGTGCCTGAATTTTCCGTAATATAAGCATAACCACTAACAGTAACACCACTAGATGTTGTTTCTATTTTTTTAGAATTATTGTGATAAAGTTCTACTGCACCACCATTTGAACAAAAAACATAGTCGTGAGAGTTATCTGCATTTTTAAGTTCAAGATTATTTGCTTGTATTCTTAAATTACCAGTACCATTGTCTTGTATTATACTTCTGCTTCCATCATGTTGAATAATTAAATCACTTCCTGCACCAAAAACAGCTTTGGCATTATCTCCAAACTCTAGGGCATTATCGGACTTATCCCAAACAGCATTGTAGTTTGCACCAGTGAAGGTTACGTCACCATCATGTGTAGCACCATCAGTTGTTACTACTCCATCTACATTAAGTGTACTATCAAAATCTACTGCACCTGTTACATTAAACGTACCATTGTTTACTTTAACATTACCCTCTAGTGTGCCACCAAATAAACTAAAGGTATCATACACCACAATATCAACAACATCACTTGCTACAGTTCCACTACTAAGTGTTACCTGATTTGCCGTAGTAGTATTATAATCAACACCTGCTTTAAGCATAACACCATTAAGGTATACATCTACGTAATTACCATCGGTAAAAGAAAGAGTAAGATTATTAGCATCAACACCATTAATAGCAGTTGTACCTGCATTAGGGGTAAACTGAAATCTGGTCCTTACGCCTTGTGATGGTGATTTGCCTAAGTATGGCATTTATCCTCCTTCTAATTTAGCTATTCTTGCTTCTAATGTTTCTATTTTTTCATTTGCTTCTTGCAATGCTTTAATCATAGGTGCAATTAATTCTGTATACCTAAGGCCATAACGATAATTACTACCATCTTGATTTTCACTAATATCACCTTTAATTAAACCTGCAAAATCAGTGTTTGATTTACTTATGTCAGATAATACAGTTTCAACATCTTGAGCAATTAATCCATAATGAGTTCTAGTTTTATTATTAAATTTATAACTTTTTGGAGAAAGTCTTTTAATAAAATCTAAACCTAAATCACTGTCTACTATAGTATTTTTTTCTTTTTCATCTGACGTTTGAATTGTTCCATTAGTTGCATAAATATCATCAAAACGTACAGTATTATAACCTAAATCAATAGCATCATCACGATTAGAAAGACTTGAATTATTATAGGGTAATAACGCATCAAGAGAGGGAACAAGCTTTAATCCAGTGTCACCTGATCCAATTGAAATAGTATCTGCTTCTGTTACAATATTTCCTACCTCACTGCCATCTTTGTAAAAAGTAGCAAGACTGCCATTAGAAGTTTTCCTATTAATTAATAAAACATTCTGATTATCTGCCGTAGCAACAATTCTACCATCATTTAAAAGCTCTGATCCAACAGTAGCTAATGCTGAACTAGTTTTTGCAACAAAAACATGACCAGAGCTATCAATCCTCATTTTTTCATTATTAGAAATTTTAAAACGAATAGTATTACCATCAAGTAGTAAATGTCCATAAGCTGTATTTGCGTCATTAATAGCAACAATTTCTGGATCACCACCACTATCTATAAATAAAACTCTTGAATCTGAGCCACATTTAACATCAAAAAAAGCATGAGGATTAGTTGATCTAATACCAACTCTATTATTAGCTGCATCTACGTAAAAAGTATCAGTATCTATTGCTACTTCTCCACCTGACCCTATCCTCATGCGTTCTGCATCAGCAGTTTCATCATAAATGTTTAAATATGTACCTCCATTTCCAATTGAAAATTTTCTTGCGTCACTACCAGTTTTTTCCAACCCAAAACGGCTAACAGTACCATCAGAAATATATAAATTAGTTCCATTTGTAGGTGCTATATCTGAACTTGTTCCTATAAAAATATCACCATCAGAATCTATCCTCATTTTTTCACTATAAGTTTCACTTGATGGATCAGACAAAGAGCTTGCATCAGATTGTGAAAATATTAAACTTTGTGAACTAGCATAAGAAATAGAACCTGCTGTGCCACTTTTCTTAACAAACCCTACAAACGACCCATAAGGAGCTATAACAGTGTTATCAACAGATGTTGTAATGTTCCCACCAAAAGTAGCAGTAGAATTAAAAGTAGCTGCTCCTGCCGTTGATATAATTAAAGGAGTTGAATTTGCAGTATAATTATGAATTAAAAAAGCATTATCTGAGTTTCTTACTTGTGTAGACCATATCTGAGCAGTGCTATTCGTTTTATTAAAAACAGCACCTACATTAACAGAAGAACCATCTCCTTGTATATTTAACATATTACTATCAGTAACAGTTGATCCACCAATCGTAGCATTACCACTTATATCTGCATTACCATTTATATCTATTGTTGTTGCATTTATCTCAATCTCTGTATCAGAAACTAAATCTAAAACACCATCAGCAGATTGGTGTATGTATGTACCACTATCACCAAATTGAAATTGATTTGTTGAGTTTAATAATAATCCAGTATTATGTACATGAGTCAGTGTAACATCATCATCAGCACCAAATTTAATAGTAGTGCTATCAGACGTTAGATCTAAATCAGAGGTGGCGTTTAATCTAATATCTTTTTTGGCATCAATACCAATGTAGGCCATTATGTGATCTCCATAACACTAAGAGTTGCGTCTATTTTAGCAGCAACAGAACAATCTATCTTCATAACATCAGTGCCTTGCAATACAACTTTATTACCAGCTAAAACTTCTAAAGAACTTCCTACTGGTATAGGAACATCACTTAGTAATTTTACATTTTCATTAGATTCAGTATCACTTGTATTAGACTCTAAATGCACACTAACAGTAACTTGAGAGGTATGAACATTACAAAGAATCAATCCTAAAACAACAGCTTTTGTGTTCGTATCTGTTCCTGGACAAGTATATAATGTCAAAGGTGTACCAGATGAAGCAGGCATGGCTGCGTTTGTTTTTACCTTAAATGTATTTGCCATATCTTACCCCAATGCGATTGCTAATGCTGTTGCATCGTCTGCCGATGCTGCAACTGTGTATGTTTTTAAATCTGATGCTGCTATCTGTTTCATAGTTCCATTATCATTTACAATAAATCGATCAGCGTCTGCTATAGTTATAGAAGAACTTGCAGATGTGTCTCCATCAAGTAAGTTTAACTCTGAGGTTGTTGAAGTTACACCATCAAGTATATTCAATTCAGAAGTAGTAGCAGTTACTCCATCAAGTATATTCAATTCAGAAGTAGTAGCAGTTACTCCATCAAGTATATTTAATTCAGCAGCTGTAGCACTAACTGCGGTGGATCCAATAGTTATACCAGAAGCGGTTAAAGCACCTATAATTAAATTAGCAGCTGCATATCCAGTAGCACTTGTATTTACTGTTGTAGATGGTTCTGTTTGAGTATCACAAAATAATCTAAAAGTATTGTCAGTTGAAGCATCATAAAAAATACCTGCATATTTTGTTGTGCTAGATTCTACGTATTTACCTGCCAAACCAAAATCTGTGTTATTAGCACTATTGTTATTAGATAATATATTAAAGTTATCGTTTGTGGTTACAGCGCCTGTTTGTGTGGTCGTACCAGATACAGTTAAGTTTCCTGAAACTGTAAGATTGTTGCTTACTGTAACATCATTAGGTAAACCAACTGTTATCGTTCCAGAACTCTCTGCAACATCAACTTCATTACTCGTTCCAGAAAATGTTATTGTGCCACCTAACGCAGTGGCAGTTGTATTAGAACCATCTGATACTGTAATTGAACTATTAGCTAGTTTAGAATTAGCGATAGAACCTGCGAGTTGTGCATTTGTAATTGTACCAGACAAACTACTTGTTGGATAATTTGTTGCGTCAGATAAATCAAAAGCAGGTGTCGCATCAGAAGCACCTAAAGCTAAAGATATTCCTCCAAAACTTACAGAAGAATTTGCTAGTTTAGAATTAGCTATTGATCCTGCAAGTTGTGTATTTGTAATACCACTAGACTTAATCGTAACTGCACCAGAACTTACACTAAAATCATCTGAAGAAAATGAAGCCAATCCTTTTGCGCTTGTAGATGCATCAGCAATAACTAAATCAATCGTACCATCATCATCTTGATAATCAACTGTAATACCTGTTTCTGTGTTGGAGCTAAACATGGCTCCTATAAGGTCTTGTATTTGTTCTGTTGTTTGAACATCGGAGGTTAATGCAATTGTTCCAGTAGTAGCAGGCATTGTTAGAGTAATGTTACCACTAAAAGCCGAATGTGCGGGTGCTTGTAATCTTGCGTAGTGAGCATTTGATGACTCACAATAAAAATCTACATAAGACTGAGTACCACCATTTTTTATTGAAATTGCACCTTGTGATATACTTACACCACTAGCTCCACCAAAAGTTGCAGTGCCAGTAATCGCAGGACTTGCTATTGTTGTGGATGCACCACTAATTGTAGGACTTGTAAGTGTTTTATTTGTAAGAGTATCTGTAGTTGTTTTACCTACTAAAGTGTCGGTTGTTGCAGGTAAGGTAAGAGTAATGTTACCACTGAAAGCTGAATGAGCTGGTGCTTGAAGCCTTGCATAGTGAGCGTTACTTGATTCGCAGTAGAAATCTACATAGGATTGAGTACCACCATTTTTTATAGATACTGCACCTTGAGATATGCTTACTCCACTAGAACCACCAAATGTAGCTGTTCCAGTTATGGCAGGACTTGAAATAGTAGGACTTGTTAATGTCTTATTAGTTAATGTATCTGTCGTTGTTTTTCCCACAAGTGTATCTGTCGTTGCAGGAAGAGTAATTGTAACATTTCCAGAAAAAGCAGAGTGTGCTGGTGCTTGTAGTCTAGCATAATGTGCATTGCTTGATTCACAGTAAAAATCAATACGAGATTGTGACCCTGCATTTTTAAGAGATATCGCTCCACCAGTAAGTTCTACATGATTATTAGCATCAAGAAACACAGATTTCTCTGCAGGATACGTCATAAACACTTGTTTAGTGCCTGTACCTAAATTTACCGCACTACCGGAGTTAGAGCTTTCTAATATAGTGGTTCTAGTGAGAGTAGTTCCACTTGATGCAAAGGTTCCTAAACCAACTTCAAATTCATTATTAGTATCGTCAATAATAGCATAGTAAGTGGTATCAGCATTAGAAAGGACAGAAGTAAAAGTTTGAAAGTTACTAACAGCACCAGCAAGAGTTATTGCTCCTGTACCCGTTGTTGTTGTAGTTTCCTTTACTCTATCTTTTAAAACTAAGGCCATTACGCAATCCTTATGATCGCATTACTCGCATCTGCCGTTGGAAAAACAATTGTAAAATCACCGCTACTAGCCGCTTTGTCTGCACCAAAATCTAATACAGCAACTGCAGGATCACCAGAAGCAGTGTCGTTAAATATCAAAGCTCCTCTTACGTTAGATATGGTAACACTTGAAAAAGTTTCGTCAGCAAAATCAACAATAGCCGTTGTTCCACTTGAAGTTGGAGTTACTGGATTAAGTGCTTGACCTTTAGCAGTGTAATTAGTTCCACTTATTTCATTACTAGTAGTGTAGGCCGTAGTTGAAGCATTAAAACTAGCGTTATTATCATATAAAGCTATGTTAAAGGTATTACCACCAGAAGAACTAAAATTATGAACTCCTTTTAACAATTCTACTTTAAAAGATGTGCATAAAAAATTATTAGTAAAAGCCATTATAATCTCCTTATATACTCTGCCAATTTTATATTACCAGAATCTTTAATAGCATTATATACAGTAGTTCTATCACTTTTAATAGCCTCTTTCATATAATGAGCAATTACTTTTTCTAAACTATTTTTATATTCTCTAGCTTGTTCTTGAATCGCAGGATGTGCTGAATCAGATATAGATATAATTTTGTCTACACATCTTTTTGCTACCTCCTCTGGTGTAAATCCTCTATTGTCTATTGTTTTAATACCAACAGAAAAATCTTTTGACATATTCAAAGCATCTGTAATCATGTTTTTTGCCTTCTAATTAAACCAGTTCTATAGGTATCAGAAACTTCATTAGCTTCACCAAGACTTTTTACTCTCGATAACGCTTCAGTAAACTTAGAATTATATGCACTAAGAACATCTTGTTCACCTTTCATGTATATATAGGCTTCAACTAAAGAACCATACAAAAGAGCCACTTCTGCATTTTCACTAATCCAAGTAGTGCCACTATCCGCTCCTGCAGTTAAACTTGCGGGTCGATAAAAGTAACTTAACGTTGTTGTAAAATTAGCATTTGGAGTTGGAGCTAGTATAAAATTATCTACATCAAATTGAGCATAATATTTAGGAACACCTGTAGTAGAAGAGTCTGGTGTATACGTTTGAATAAAATCTAAATCTTTAAACAACAAAAATTCTATATTACTGCTATTTGTTATACTCAAAGAGTAAGGTGCTATAAAATCAGTAGGACAAGCAAGAAATCTATTTCCAGAAGACATTGAACCTGCAGCGTTTTTTCTAAAATAATTTAATTGTACAGATTTAAATATTCTTTCTTCTGCTAATCTTATAAAATTATTAAGATTAGAAACAAAATTAGTTTCATCATTTTGTGTATAATCTTGTATAGCTGATTTTAACGTAGCAAGAGTAAAGCTCATGATGTTGTCACCGTAACTTCCCCTACTTTAGAAATACCTCGTATTAAAGTAGCATTAGGAGTTTCCACTGTGTCTTTGTTTACAAAAACTTTTAGTGTCTCCCTAGTGTCTGGTCTCGGTTCTCGTAAAGATTCTGGATCAGCAGGTTGTTTTTTTGGATGAAGTTGAGGATGTTTTTCTTCAAACTCATCTGGACCTACAATCAAACCATTCCATTCCTTCTTCATATCCCTTAATCTGTACCTAAATCCAGATCTATCTGATATACCAAAAGCATTTTTGTTAGAAGCATATCGTGTCATTATAACCTCAAATACTGCATATCAGGTTGTAGTTTTAAAGAAACTCGATCATCATCCTCTGCTGCGGCTCTTTGAAACTCTTCTTCATATACTGTTTTCAATAACTGAACTCTTTCTGGCGATCTTTTCATTGAAATATAATAAGCCAAACCTGCGACTAAACAAGGGTAAAAACGAAAAGGTAAATCTAATGTGTTTACTTGTGTATCCGCATCATCCATTCTGGTAATGGCATCATAAATAATTGTGTCTGTACTATTTTCTGGAATAGGCCATATTTTTAAATTAGGTGTTAACTGTCTATCTAAAAAATATTGTGTGGGTCTTCCTTGTGTTGTTTTAGTAGGAATAGCTAAAAAAGCATCTCTACTTATCCTTTGCATGGTTAAATCTGTACCACTTCTTCTTACAACCGCAGAGAGTACATCAATAACATCTGTACCCAAATCATACTCACCATCAGCTAAAGTCAAACTTAACGTTCTTTGTTTGATTGTCCATTGATTTAAACCTCTGTTCGCCCATTCTGCTAATAAAAGATTTAAAGATCTTTTGGCACTTTTTAAATCA